TACTGGTTCATTAGTAGGAATAGAAGGCGACAGTACACCAGATGGTGTTACTCATACTTCTACGCAAATAAAACTTAATGGTGGAATTAATTTAAGCAGCTCTATATCTGTACAAAACTGTGAATGGAGTGGATCAGCTTACCAATGTGGTAATTCTGCAGGTGTTGTTGATTCTTATACTGTTATTATGAAAGTTTTAGATGCAGACGAAAATGTATTAGCTTCATCTACTCAAATAAGAACAACAGATTCTGGTTACAATCTTAATGCAGGATCATTTGATGATAGCTTACATTACAATGGAGTTCATGCTAATAAATACGAATGGTCTTGGACAGGAGTTGATGGATCACAAAGTACAACATCAGCTTTACGTGGACCGAATTTGTTAGGAGCTGAAATGATTTTAGACTTTCCTATAGAAGATTACGAACCTTTATCTGCACAAGAAATTAAAGATATGAACGAAGGTTTAGGAACAGCAAACCTTAATGAATCTGAAATATGGAATGTTATATCTGGACTTGAAGAAAGTATTAGTGAAAAATTAAACGTAGAAACAGGTGGTGCAGTAACAAGTGTAGAGCTTACAGAAAATTTTGAAATTGTAGTTACAACAACTAAAAAAGCATCTCCAGAAATAGTAGCTAAAGTTCAGGAAGTTGTGCAAACAATGAATAAAACTAAAACTGTTGAAACACTAAAGAAAGAAGTTATTGCAGAAGTAATTAAAGAATCTAAACAAACACCTACCAAAACAGAAGTAATTAAGAATAATTCTAAACAAAAAACAGTTAAGAATAGTTCTAAAGAAGAAGTAAAAGAAAAAGTTGTTAAATCTAAACTAGCATTAGTTATGGATAAAATAGATGCTAAAGTTAAAAATCCTGTAAAGAATTTAAAGCTTAAAAATTTAGTTAAAATAGATGCTATGACAGAAGCTCAAGGATCTTTAGCTAGTTACAACATAGTTTTTTATGCACCAAAAGATATATATTTAGATCAAATTAATATAACTGATAATAGATTAATATACAATGGTGTACAATTAGTGTCTTACATAAATAATGATACTATAGGAATTAAACAAAGAACATTACAAGAACTAAACATAAACAAACAAAGAATATTAATAGAACTTAAGGAGTTAAAGAATGGTTAAGAATATTAAGAATAACCTAACAAACATTGTAGTTATAATTGGGCTTATAGGAAGTATAGGTGCAGGATTTATAAAGTATGGTGAGGTTATGACTAAGATAGATGTATTAACTAACGCATCTAAAACAGTTGATTTATCTATAGTAGCTGTACTTGAAGAAAAAATTAAAGTATTAGAAAATAATCAAAGTCATTCTCATGATAATACAGGTGTTAAAATTATTGCAAAAGAAATAGAATTGTTGAAAGTACAATTACAAGAACTAAAAACAGCATCGTCAAATCCATTATCTCAATAATCTCTTTCTATAATCATTTCTATAAAGTGTATTGCTTTAAGTAAATCATCTTTACCACCTTTGTCCTGGTGCCTTATGATGTATTTAATTGCACAACCTTCTGGAAATAATAGTTTGTTTTCTACTACAAATTTACTTGGTTGAATTTTATATTTTTGGTAGTGATTACCACCTATTTGTTTATTGTAAGTTTTACTCATTGAATGTTAACCTAAATTTTCCTGAATGTTTTTGATATTTTTTACGTGGTTTATCTAATACTTTGTGTTGATCTTTTCGTATAGCATACAAATCTAATTTCATAGCTTCAGTAAATTTACGAGTAGCTTGAGAAGAATCAATTTCAGCATAAGAACATATAGTTTTAAAATCTATAGAGTTACTGGTGAGCCAATTAATAGCTTCACGCTTATCTATAATGTGATACTTATATACACCATCATACATAGCATCATGTATAGCTTGGTTTATAATAGCTCTAAACAATTTAATCTGATGATCGTTCATCAATAACTTCGTAAGTAGTACGTTGTTCTACAGTCTCGGCTTCTTGCCAAGTCAAACTATTACTATCTAAATTATTAATTATTTTTAAGGCTTCTTCATCTGTGTCTGCTTTAATAACAACTTCAGCATACGCAGGAAGAATAACCCATTTCTTAAACTTATAAATCATATATTGTTTTTACGTCTACTTGCTTCTAAAGTTCTAAATAAATCTATAATTAAACCTTCTTTATCACGTTTGTTTTCCAAAGTAGATGCTTTAACTTCTGCATCAAATAATTCTTTAACAGCATTGTTGTAAGTATCAGAAGCATAAAAAGATTGTTCTTTAGCAGATATACTTTTATCTCCTAAATTACCTGTGATGTGTAATGCTTTCTTTCTTTTTAATAATCTATCTAAATATTTTACATTAGCATTTGATTCAGCGTTACTTTCATCTGTGTCTGAAAGAAATGTTAGTGCATCTTCTAATCGTTTTTCAGTTATCATTTTTCTCCTTTACTGGTTTGCAATATGTTAACATAATTTTGTATTCTTTGTCATCTATTTTATAATAAATTCCATCTTCTTTTTCATAAGAATTATTAACAAGATATTCATCACAAGATTTATAATCTATAAATTTTTCTTTAAGAGTATATTTAATACCAAGTCTAACAGGATCTATTTCTTGTGGTATTATTAATAACATAAGTAATTCTATCATAAGCTCCTTAATTAAAAAGGCACTACTACAATAACAACTGATTTGAAAAATGTAGTAATGCCTAGTTTTCTAACTCGAGGGAGATAAGAAATTGTTAAAATGGTACATCGTCTTTAAGTATTTCATCAACGCTTTCAGCTTTAGCATCTAATACTTTTCTGACTAAGTTATCTATTTGTTGAAACTCTGAATCAGTTGGTACTTTGCCACCTGACATATACGAAGCTATAAGATTACTCATAGTCAATCTATACTTTTCAGAAAATTGATCTGGAGTACTTCTAACTGCGTAATTAGTATTAGCTGTGTTGGCAGAATAAGTTGCAGTAACAGGAGCTGATCCTGAATTATCAGACAACTCACTTAAGCATTCTATTCTAGAAGCAGTTTGATATTGTTTGCCAGTCTTACTTGTTCTAACTGGTTGTGCATCAATTTTTAGTCTTGCTCCCTTCGGCCATCTTGATGAGCCTAAAGCTTCACCATACACAGTCATGTCTGTTCCATCATCTTTAGTGATGTAAACAGTAACTTGACCATCATCTTTCTCGAATGCTTTTTTAAATGCACATTCAAATGTTTCGTGTTCCATGTTGGTTCTCCTATTTATTTGTTTTATTATTTTTCCAAATTTCTGCATTCATTCTTATACTTAATTATGAGCTTCTTGCCAAATCATTTTTGCAAAATCTGCAGCATCTGGAGATCCTTTCCATCTAAAGTTATCCATAGTTAATGGAAACATTTTGACAACATCTTCTCTTGTTTTAGCTAACTTGATACAATGTTCTATAGATCTCATACCATTGATGATAGTATCTAAATGTCCCTCTCTGCCTTCCATATCTACGCTGTGAACGTCTTTGTAAGAACAATACAGTAGAGCTGTCGGTTTATTAAAAAGGTCTTTGTACAGGGCTTGTTGACGCAAATCAGCATCTTTTGGGTACCATCTGCTATCTACAGCACCAGATTTAAGTCTTTTAATGTAAGCAGTAGCTTTAGTATCTATGATTACATCTTCAAACTCAAAGTCAGTAACACCTTTTACATCATACTTTAAGCCATATTTATCACCAGGAATTGTAATTTCTCTTTGATAAGAAATAACTTCTCCAAATTGAGGAAGTTCTTTTACAAATTGATTTGCAATTATACCAGACCAAAGACATTCGTCATCAGACGCATCACCTTTTAGTTCTATATATTTGGATTTTGCATAATCTATGATAACTTCTTCATCAGTGATTTTATTTTTTAAAGCATGTTCAGCAGATTGTTCTGCAACACTACCCATTTTCATACGTGCGTTTGCTTCAGACTTAAAGTCATATAAATTATTAATTATCCAGTAAGGTGGAGAATCAATAAAACTATTAGTTCTTGAAGCACTATGTCTATATTCAATTTTCATATTTATTTTCCTATGGTTATTAATGTTCAACGTTATTGTAGTATGTCTTATAGTGTATCACTTGATACATTAAAAGGTAAAAAAACAGTTAAGAATACTAAAGAATATAAGATATATAATCTAAGTATTTTAATGTCTTGGCTTTTGCACCCTACACAGGTGTACGGGTGTAAGAGCACTATTGCTCGTCTCCATGATTGTAATAAAAACAGAGTGTATAGATTAAATAAATTATATAATAATAACGAAAAATTTAGATCTTTCGTTGATAAAGCATTAATTCATTATAAAATATCTTATGCGTCACATTGAAAAACCAGAGCTCATTTCAACTATATTAGATAAACGTAAAGTATGGTTAAATATTAGAGAATCTCGTTTAATGTATATGTATCATCGTAAGCTTATATCTATTGAAGAATATGAAGCTGGATCTCGTTATCGCCTTATGTGCGAACTTCAAGGTGGTGGAACTGGCAATGTTCTAAAAGAACGAATTGACAATTCTAACACAGACTTTATAACATCTTCTCTTGGTGCTGCCTTAGCAGTTAAAGAAGTTGATGACGAACTTGGTAAAAGAGTATCTACAATTATGAAGTTGTTTTGTCATTTTAATTTTGGTATCATTGAGATAGCTTATCATTTAAGTTTAACAGAACGCAGAGCATCTAACCAAGTACATGAAGGGCTATCAGACTTAGCAGTATATTATGGCTACAAAAAAGTGCACAATACTATCAGAGGACAAGGTACAAAGAATCAAAGACAAAGAGTACCTAAAGTGGGTATCATCTAATCCATGTATTCTTTGCCAGAACACACAGTCTCAAGCTCACCACGTTACTTTTGCTATGCCTAGAGGTTTCTCACAGAAAGTTGGAGATCAATTTACTGTACCTCTTTGTTACAAGCATCATCACCAATTACATACTAATGGTATGAGTGAAAAAGATTTTTGGATTAAATTAGATATAGATCCTGTAGATATTTGTGGTAAATTCTATCAACATTACCATGATATGTGGAAGAATAAGAACTTTTTTTATGACGATTCTATGCTTTGGCGTACTGTTTATGATGATCTTGTACCTAAGATACAAAACAATATTGACTTTTTGCTGCAACCCAAATAACTATCAAGGATATCCTTACCAGAAGTATGAGCAAATTAATAAAATTTCCAAAGGGTAAGAAGAATTACTCAGAACATTTCTTAGATAATATCAAACCAGAAGCTATTGGTGATTTTCTTAAACGTGAAAATCCTTCTATGTCTATGAGAGCTGCAGACGCAATGGCCCTAGCTATTATTTATAAAACTTATTTACAATTAGTATTTGACGAAGAAGGTCATACTGTGCCTGACAACATACTAGATGCTTTAGACGAAGATGACAATTCAACATTTATATGGAATCAAAATGGCAAACAAACCTTTCATTAAAAGCTTCCCTTACGACAAATATAGAGTTGAGTGGCTTGACTGTATAAGCGATTCAGGGTGGGCAGATAAAAAAGAATTTACTAATATGAAACTAGCTACTCCAGTTAACGAGGGTTGGTTGTTTTCTAAAGACAAACATTACGTTAAACTGTTTGCTGCATATATACCTGAAGATGATGGTACATATACTTATGGTGATCGTACTAATATTCCTACTTCTTGGGTTGTAAAAATTACTAAAATTTAAGTGAGTTAACGTTTGCTCACCACAAACAACAACATAATTTTATACTCTGGAAGTTATAGAGTTTACTAAAATCTAACAAGCCAGACAGTCTCCCATCTGGCTCTATCTATGGTAGCATGATCTTAAGTGAAGCCTGACTGTAATTGTTTACCGAGATCTCAAGGCTTAACCTACACACAGAATTCTTAAATACCTTTTTCAGTATACATATCATTAACTTTATCAGCTTCTATTTGAGCTTCAGTCTTTAATGGATCTGTATATACTTCTTCTATTACAAGTTCTGATTTTTCTACCATACGTTTTTTAGTAGCTAGAATTTCAGACTTAATATGATCTTTAGCGTGTTCTAATACTTGAATTAACTTTGGAAAATTTGTACTATATATTCCATAGATAGTTAAATCATTAATCGCTGTCGCTACTCTTTGTAGTCCTCTTTGACGTTTTTCTAGTCTCAAGGTCTCGCTGTCTGGTATTATCATCTTCTTCCATCTCCGTTATTTTACGTTTTAGTTTATCAATTTCTAATTGCTTTCCAGCAAGTAGCATTCGCATAGCTCTTTCATTTGACATGGTCTTGCATCTCCGTTAAGTGTGTTTCCATTTGATCTTGGTTATGTTGGTATTCTACTATCCATCCTTCTAAAATCAAGGAATGATCTTCGGCTAAAAAGCCACATTTTACAGCATTACTTAGTACTGATATAGATTCTTTAGTATCATCTATACGTCCTTGTAGCTTTTTCATTTGATAGTTTCTATCTTTGTTTCCGTCTATAACTTCTTTAATATTACTTCTTATTTGAGTCATTAACTACCTCCTGTATTGCACCTCTGGCTGCATCTATTTTGTCATCTAATTTATTAGAAACCATATCTTTTAGAGCTTGATATTTAAGTTCTATTAATTGATTTTCTTCACGTGATAAATCTAAATCTTTACGAAGTTGTAATACTTCATTTAATGATTTACGTAGTTTCTCTCTTAGATTAATTATTAAACTATTAAGTTCAAACAATGAATCAGTTAAGCTTTCTTTAGTCATTTTCTTTCTCCTTTTGTATTACGCATACTGTACCATGTAACACAGATCCTGGCAATGCCATATGACCTGTCTTATCTTGCCATGCTTTCCAAGCAACAGTAGCTCCTATATTTGGTTGAGCATCTTCTTGCATAAGAAATTCCTCATCAAAGTATATATCTACGTACCCATCTTTTCTATTAGAATACTCAGGGTAGTAAGCTTTAGACATTTCTATCATACTACAACCTATTTTTTTATACATATCATCAAATGTAGGTTTATGAGTAGATTCTAAAGTTTCTATTGTGCCGTCTGCTTTAATTACGTGTAGTTTATACATTGTTCTCCTATGATGGTTGGTTTTCTAATTCTAACATAATTACCCATTCTGATCTGTTAGCAAATTCACATTCGTCAAATATTTGGTATGCTTCATCAGCACCCCATGCATCAATATATAAATTTGTATTATATTTTTTATTACGAAATACATAAACACTACTGTGTTCAGCTTTTGGTGCTAAAGTTAATACTTTTTGTTTCTTCATTAGTTCATCCATTTAGTTAATTGTTTACTTACTAATTCTACGTATCTAAACCATTCTAATATAAAGTTACGTTTTTTGCCTTGACGTTCTTTAGTTATTTGTTTGATAGCTTTGTTAGTTGCTTTGTCGAGTAGTTTTGTTTGTTCATCAAGTTTCATCATAACTAACCTCATCGTCTTTCTTGTTGTAAGTAATTGTTGCAATCTTTGTGCATTTCCCTATTTGAGTATAATCTTTAGCATAAGAACAAACTGTATCTTTGCCATCTTCTGTAGACATATCTATCTTATGTTCTTCTAACCAGATTTTAAATGCTTCGTCATAATCTTTGGCTAATACTTGCCATTTAGTTACATATGTTACATCGTATTCTATCTCGTATACTTTTTTACCATCATCTGTATCAAAATATACTAATGCTTCGTCTACTTTTGTCATAACTACCTTTCTATAGTGGGATAAGCCCCACAAAATGTGTAGGGCTTTGACCATATTTAATTACTTAGTAATTGCTAAGAATTCTTGTTTAGGAATTGTAGATGTATTTATCTTTTCCTTAGACATTTCTGTATCAATTACTTTCCAAACTGTAGCAAGAGATTGACCTGCATTAAGTAAATTTCTACAATATTCTTTAGACATATCTAACATTTGTAGAGATGCACCTCTTGGGCCAGAGTAGAAGTCACGAGAAGTTTCTTCATGACATAGCTTTTTAAGCAATCTATCTAACTCATCTGGATGTTTTATTAGAGATCTTTCTATCTCTGTAGTCCATTTTCTAACTTTCTTCCAGTTTTCTAACTTGACTTCTAAGTCATTGATTGAATTATCTAATTTACCCTTTTTTAAGAGTAACGTAGAATCCATTTCGTTAGCAAACTTTTCATGATCTTGAAAGTTTTGTTTAACTTCTTGATGTAGTTTAGTTAATTTTAACTTTTCTTTAAAAGCATCAAAATTACCTTCTGATTCAAGATCTATAGTATCTTGCATTTCTGTTTTTAAAGTATCTTTTCTACTGTCATACTTTACATCAATGAAGTTATCTATATAATCTTTCTCATCTTGTCTTATAGGGGTTCTAGTACTACTCATTATGCTACTTTGCTCCTTTGTTCATTAGTTTTAGTTATAGTTTCTAACTTGTCTGCAACTTCTTTAGCATCTATTGATTTGTCCATTCTTTGACAAACTCTAATAAATAATGATGTTGCTGTAGTTTTCTTACCCATAGGGTCTAGCATTCTTAATGATTCTGTTTCTGCAACAGTCTCATGGCATAGTCCTATAAGTTCTGCATAATAAGTAAGCATAGGCTTATACTTATCTGCTACTCTTGATTTAACTGGTAGTTTCGTCTGCATTTTTATCCTTCCTTTTTATTTCGATTGGCATTTCTAATTTTTCAGGCATATTGATTTCAATAGCCTTACATATTCCTATCGCCATTCTTAATGGGAATGTTATTGATCTTACTATTACTTCACCTACTTTTTCTATACGTCTCATGTTGCTCCTTCTTTTTGGTTAATCTATTATATTTAATTGATGTTCTCATGTATTCTTCCTCGAACTCTTTACTTCCAGGAATTGGATCGACATCTTCGATGAGCCAATTCCAACCTTTCCTAATGGCTAAACCACCAACAGTAAAAGTAATAAATCGAATAACAGTAAAAATTCCATTCATCAAACTCCCTTCATTTCGTTGATTATATTTTTATATCTTGGACTATGTTCGTTATAATAGTTTTGTTCTCCTACTATATCTATCTTATCCCAAGATCTTTGTATTTGTCCTGCTCTCCTAGGGTATGGGCTATCTACTGCTGTATTATCTACAGCTTTGCACCATTCTTCGAATATCACTTCTGGGTTATTACAACTAAATAGTTGCAAGTCCCATATTCTTACTTTGCATATAGCTATTAAGCTTTCTGCTGGTATTCTATTAATACATCTTTCGTATTTTTGAATTTGTTGAAAAGATACAGACAAGTTACTAGATAACTGTGCTTGTGTTATGCCATTCCAAACTCTATGTAATACTAATACTTTAGCTATATTTTTATTTATAACATAGTTATTAAACGCTTTTTTACGCTTCATTATCACCTCCATATATTTTATTTAAAACCAATAGCTCACGCTTGTCGGAGCTAGTGGGTACTGTCACTACCCTTACTGATGGTATTTTATCTCTATACACTTTAACTATCTGTATATATCCCATCTTTGGGTAAAGAATACGTAGGTGGATTACTTTAAGAAAGTATTTCTTCCACCATAGTATATTCTCTTTTCTTATCGAGCCAGTAAACTGTTGGTTATACAGTAGCTTGACTGCTCTTGCGAGATTTATTGGATTTTCTCGGAACTTTCCTTCTATTATTACTCTGTACATAGTTAACCTCTTTGTTATCTGTGAATGATGATAGCCATAATAGGTGTTCTGCCCATCCTTTAGCAGTCCAATTTTTAGGTGTTCCTAATTTAGTTTTAGTCATTTCCATTTCCTCACTCTTGTTATTAAATATCTATCACTAGAGTATTGATTATCTTCTAAACCTTCGTATTGTTTAAAAAATTTTCTTTCTACTTGTCCATGTACCCATGAATAGCCATGATGTCCTTCTATTTCTTCTTTACGCATCACAATTCTAGCTATTTTAGTACTTTTAGTTGCATCAGGATAATGCCATCGGTCTGATCTTTTTCGATATTCTACTTTATAAGGTATTAAATTATTCATCTTCCTCCTTTGGTATTGCTATATTGCCTAATTTCTGAGCCATTAGCATTATTGCTGACTTACAGTCACTAGACGTTAATAAATCGAAAGCAGCAAGTCTATATAATATATTGCACTCTCTTTCATTGAAGTTAAAATGTATTGAATCCATTAACTTCCATTTAATTTCTTCTATCTCTTTAGTAGTAGCATTTACATAATGTGCTGTACTCATATTCTGTGCTTGTTCAGAGTCCATAGGGTCTCTCATTATTGGTTTATCAGTCATATATTCTCCTATTAGGGGTAACCCCTCATCACGAGGGGGTGTACCCAATTATCTACTTTTTAGCTAAGATCTCATTCATCTTGCTATCTAACGCATCAATTTTATTGTTTAACGATGTAAACAAATCATATTGTGCTTTAGGCATATACTTGTGAGGATTAGCTTTAACATACTCAGCTCTTTCCTCTGCTGATTTAGACTCAGCGTACGGTATAAACGTTTGTTGTTTAGTCATATTTGTCTCCTTTAGGTTGACGATTATTACTATCACTAGCGATAGTGATAATTGGCTTACGTAATATTCTATCCATTTCTTTGCTACGCTCGGCTAGAACAGAATTTTCGCTTGAAGGAGATTGGTATACATTTACATAGTAATTAGCATACTTGTCTTTATCTCCCTCTACTTGTTGTAACATCTGATACGTTATCATTATTACTTACCCCATATTAAAGTTATTATTATAGATAATATAAACGCTAGATACATCATCTCCATTATTTTTGAGCCTTGAAAGTATTGTATAGACCATAGGCTACTACACCACTTATCACTTGACCTATTATCATTATAGCTAACCATATACATAGTAGGCTTATCATTATAGTACTTAACATATCTTATCTCCTATTGGTTAAGCTAATTCTAATTGTGGCGAGTCTAACTAAGAATATGTAAAATACCGAAGTAACTCATTACATAAGCGTTTCTTCTTAATAGCATTGCATATGTACTATATATCTCATAAAGTAATTATTCTTTTATTACTCAAGACCACAACATACTGAATTAGCACTTATTTATGTTGCTATTGACTGGGGTAGATATCAATATATCTCATCATATCAATAGGTTAATTCATATTGGGTAATCAGTTAATCAATAGGCAAGCTAAGGTTAACTAACTACCACATATATATATACAACTTATGTCGTTGTCACGAGTGACCAACGAGCATCAGTTGAAGTACATTAACAACAGTAAAGAAGAACAGCGAACAACAGTGAGCTGAATAACTAACAACAGTAATAAAAAGGGTGGGTTTAAGAATCACCCCTTCGTCATGATAGTCGCAGAACTATCTGACAATAGGGGGGTTATGTACACCACTATAACAGATCAAGGGAACATTATGATACCAATAGGCTTAAGAATATTAAAAACGCTATATAAAGCGAAAAAGAAGATAGGAAAAGGATCTGCAGTAGTAGCAGACAAAGTAGGGAAAGCAGGGTTTACAGGAACGTCTCAGGCGATTACAGGGGCATCTAAAAAGGTACACCAAGGAACTAAATTCGTAGGAAAAAAAATTAAAAAATATCCTAAATCAGCGTCAGCTGTAGGTGGTGCATCATTACTAGCATTTCTTGACGATTAATGGCTAAGCAAAACTTTAATAGTTTTATTCCTAGAGATAAACCTAAAAGTCGACCAGGAATCCACAAAAAATCGAAATCGAAGTCGGAAAAACTACAGCAAAGTCACAATAGATATAAGGGACAAGGAAGATAATGGCTAAAAAAGGTTTATATGCTAATATTCACGCCAAGCGAAAGAGAATTGCTGCAGGTAGTAAAGAGAAAATGAAGAAGAAAGGGTCAAAAGGTAGACCTACTTCAGCTAACTTTAGGAGAGCAGCTACAACTGCTAAGAAATAATGGCACAAACAGCAGCATGGCAAAGAAAAGCAGGTAAAAACCCAAAAGGTGGCTTAAATGCTAAAGGTAGAGCTAGTTATAAGAAGCAAACTGGGGGAACTTTAAAAGCTCCTAGTAAAAAAGTAGGGAATAAAAGACGTGCATCGTTCTGTGCTAGAATGACTGGCATGAAGAAGAAGCTTACCTCTGCTAAGACTGCAAGAGATCCTAATAGTAGGATTAATAAATCATTAAGAGCTTGGAACTGCTAATGAGAGATACAAAATCAATACAAAATTACTTGAAAGAGAATTACAAAAGAATACAAGAAATGAGCCTATTCAGAAACCTTAAAAAAGAAGTCGTAATAGGAGCTAATGGGACTCAATCTTATATTATTAAAAAAGGCCCCAATAAAAACAAGGTAGCAAAATGAAAAATAAATTAGAAAAACTAGCGACACAAATGATGAGCTTAACTCCAGAAGAAGGAGAGCAATTAGCCTTAATTATTAAAGCTAAAGCTATGCCAGAGATAGCTAAACAACAACAACAACAGCAACAGCAACAAGGATTATTACAGCAGAATCCTCAAGCTCAACAACAAATGGCTCAAATGGGTCAAAGACGTGGTGGTCAACAACCCATGCCTAACGCAAGAATGGCTGCTCAACAAGGTTTATTAAAATGATAACAATAGGTAAAGGGTTTTTTAAGTCAGCACTTAATAGTGCAAAAGAATTAAAAGGCAAAAGTATATATAAAGCAAAAGGTTTAAAAAAAAAAGTAGCTACTAAACACGCTACAATAACAAAAGACTATGGAGTTTACAAAGGTAGTTTTACTAAAGACTTTGCAGCTGAAACACGTAGAGAAGGAAGATTATTAAGAAAAAATGTTAATTTTGGAAGTGTAGGTAAGAAACTTTATGATTACCCAATTACATCAGGAGTTGCACTTGGATTAACTGTTAGAGGTATACTTCCTAAAAAAGATAAAAAAGATAAAAAAAAAGGATAATAATTATGCCAATGGTAGGAAAAAAGAAATACCCATATTCAAAAGCTGGTAAAAAGAAAGCTAAGATAGCTGCTAAAAAAACTGGTAAGAAAGTTAAAAGAGGTTACTAATGAAAATATATAAAGGCGATCAAAACTTTATGAAGTCACCTCCAAAGAAACCTTCTATGGTAAAACAAATAATGAAGAAGGGTATCAAGTTTGGAGCTAAAGTTGCATTTAGTCCAATAACTCTTGCAATAGCAGCTACTCCACAAATATATAAATTAGGTAAAGCTAAAAAATTTAAATATTCTAAAGTAAGACAGTTTGATAAAAGAGGAAGAAAATCATAATGTCAGAAGAAATAAAAAAAGAAGATGTTAAGTCTACAAACTTAGGTGGTAAAAGACCTGGAGCTGGTAGACCTGTAGGTGCAGCCACTAAGAAGAAGTGGAAATCTATGGAAGATATGGCAGATAAATATCAACATTCTCCTTTGGATTATCTATTAGCTGTGTTAAACAATCCTATGAGCTCACCTGAGCGTAAAATGTATGCAGCAGAAAAGGCAGCTCCATTTGTTCACCCTAGGTTAGCATCATCAACGTCTAAAATAGGAACAGATGAACCAATCGCAATCAAAGTCTCTTGGCAAAAAGACGACTAAAGACAAAGTTGCTAACATAGAAATACCCTATAAGCCAAGACCTTATCAACTAGACGTACACAACTCATTAAAAAGATTTAGTGTTCTAGTATGTCACAGGAGATTCGGAAAATCAGTACTAGCTATAAACGAATTAATTAAGACAGCAGCAGATAAACCAAGATCCTTATGTGCATTTATTGCACCAACTTATCGTCAAGGTAAGAGTATCGCTTGGGAATATTTGAAACAATACACAGCACCATTAATGAAATTTGGTGGTAGCAGAAACGAAACAGAATTAAGAATAGATCTATTCAACAACTCACGTATACAAATCTTTGGAGCAGATAATCCTGATAGTATTCGTGGAATGGGATTTGATAGTGTTGTGATGGATGAATATGCTATCATGTCACCTAGAGTATGGACTGAGATTGTAAGACCAGCAGTATCTGATAAATTAGGAAAGGTTTTATTTATTGGTACTCCAATGGGACATAACCAGTTTTGGGAAGTATTTGACTTTGCACAACGTGGTCATAAAGATTGGTATGGGAAACTATACAGAGCTTCTGAAACAGGGGTAATCCCAGATGACGAGTTAAAACAAGCTAAGGATATAATGAGTCCTGAGCAGTACGAACAAGAATTTGAATGTTCATTTACTGCTGCAGTATCAGGAAGTTACTTTGGAAGATTAATAACTAAAGCAGATAAAGAAAAAAGAATTGGTGAAGTACCTGTAGACGAAGCTGTTGGTGTAGAAACTTGGTGGGACCTGGGTATTGGAGATTCTACTGCAATATGGTTTGCACAAAGAATTGGAGATGAAGTTCATTTAATAGATTATTACGAAACTTCAGGTGAATCATTAGCACACTATGCAAATATCTTAATGGAAAAAGATTATGCTTATAGTAGACATATAGCACCTCACGATATAATGGCGAGAGAGTTAGGAACAGGTAAATCAAGATTAGAAGTTTCAAGAGAATTAGGTATTGACTTTGAAGTAGCACCTAAGTTAGAAGTAGATCATGGAATCGAATCTGTAAGAAATACATTACCTAATTGTTATTTTGACAGAGTTAAATGTAAAACAGGATTAGATGCTTTGAGACAGTATCGAAAACAATGGGACGACAAGAATCAAGTTTTTAAAAATAAACCTCTACACGACTGGTGTTCACACGCAAGTGATGCATTTAGATATGGATGTGTACACGACCCAATTGATACATCAGACTGGGATAAACCAATTAATATAGATACAAAATACGTAGTATGAAAAACAAAAAATCAAATCAAGAAATATTATCAGTAGTAAGCAGAGAAATACATAACGCATCAGGTTACATTGGTGGAGAACTTGTATCTGCTAGAAAAAAATCATTAGAATATTATTTAGGCGAACCTCTTGGTAATGAACAAGAAGGTCGTTCTCAAGTTGTTTCTAACGATGTTTTAGATACAGTAGAAAGTTTAATGCCATCATTGATGAGAATTTTTACATCAGGTGATAATGTATTTAACTGTGAAGGTATGGGGCCAGAAGATGAAGAAATGGCTAGACAATGTTCAGATTATTTAAACTATATTTTCTATAAAGAGAATGATGGTTTCCTTTGTTTATATACAGCATTCAAAGACGCACTAATTCAAAAGAACGGAATCTTAAAAGTATATTGGGATGATGCAGAAAAAATTGAAAGAGAAGAATACAAGAGATTAACTGAAGATGAGTTTAATGATTTAGTATCTCTTGATATGATTAAAGTATCAGCTCATACTGCTTACAAAGAACCTATTACAGATGAGTCTGGTAAAGAGATAGATAAAATTACACTACATGATGTAGTAATCCATAGAACAAAAATTTATGGTAAAGTAAGAATAGAACCAGTTCCACCAGAAGAATTTCTAATTGAACGTAGATGTAAGTCAATTGATACTGCAAACTTTGTTTGTCATAGAGTGAACAAAACAAGAACAGAATTAGTTGAGATGGGTTATGATAAAGATTTAGTTGACTCGTTACCTACTGGTGATGGAGATTTTTATAGTGAAGATAAATTTACTAGACATCAAAACGTAGACTTTTCTCATGGAGAATCTGATGGAGATAAAAGTACACAAGATATTTTAATTCATGAATGCTATGTTAGAATGGATGTAGATGGAGATGGTAAAGCAGAATTACTAAAAATTTGCGTAGCAGGTGATGGTAAAAAACTTCTTGATATGGAAGAAATAGATACTATGCCTTTTGTTTCTATGACTCCAGTTATCATGCCACACAGATTCTATGGTAGAAGTATAGCTGAATTAGTAGAAGATATACAATTAATTAAATCAACTGTAATGCGACAGATGTTAGACAATATGTATCTAACAAATAATAATAGAGTTGCAGTACAAGATGGACAAGTTTCAATGGATGATCTTTTAACAAATCGTCCAGGAGGAATTGTAAGAACAAAACAACCTCCTCAAAATGTGATGATGCCTATTCAGGCTCAACCCATTACAGAACAAGCAAGTGGTATGTTAGCATATTTAGATTCCGTTAAGGAAACTAGAACAGGTGTTAGCAGACAATCACAAGGGCTAGATTCAAATGCATTAAGTAGTACAGCAACTGGCCAAAACCAAAATCTAACACAATCACAAATGAGAATGGAGTTAATCGCCAGAATCTTTGCTGAAACTGGTGTAAAAGATTTAGCCTTAAAAATGTTTGAACTAACTTGTAAATATCAAAACAAGGAAAAAATTGTAAGAATCAGAGGTAAGTATATTCCTATGAGACCTTACGAATGGAAAGACAGAGTTAATATCACAGTACAAGTAGGATTAGGTACTGGATCAAAAGAACAACAGTTAATATTGATGAATGCAATTCTAGAAAGACAAATGTCTGCAATCAATTTACAACAGAATGTTCATGGCCCAATGGTCAATTTAAGAAATATTTACAACTCTTTGAAAAAATTAGTTGAAAATGCAGGTCTAAATAGTATAGAACCATACTTCATGGATCCAGAAGTGGGAGCAGCACAAATGCCTAAACTTCCTCCTAAGCCACCTACTGAATTTGAGAAGGTGACATTAGCCCAAGTACAAGGTGAAAACCAACGTGCTCAGTTAAAAGCTGAAACAGAAGCTAAAGGATTGGAAGGCAAAATGCGAAGTTCACTTCTAGACTATGAACTAGCCATCAAAGAAATGGAATTGAAATACAATACCAAAATTGATGAACTAGAACTTAAACGAAGATCCATGTTAGAACAAACTGATCTACAAAAATCAGGAGATCTAATGGGGCAAATAGTGAGAGGACAGAAGCAATTCTTTAATGATGGACAAGGAAATACTAATAAGGGAGGGCAAGAGAGCTCAGCAACTGCTGGACGATCCCCTTCTAAAGAAAGCATTTGAAGATCTTTCTGATATTTACAGACTAGAGATCTTTAACACAAGTTTCGCAGACGATGATACTCGTAGAAACCTTTGGGTAGCCTTTAATATGGTGGATAAAATCAAAGGACATTTACTAAGTGTTATGTCAAGTGGAAGGTTAGCTCAAGCCGATATTGAGCAATTAAATAAACGAAGTTAATCTAACGAAACTTCAAATTCGTCAACCCATAAGGAACGATCATGTCAGACAACACAGAAGGTGCAGCAGATAAAATAGATGGATTACTGAATCCCCAAAAGGACAATCAAGTACCAGCAACTAATGTTGAACCATCAGAGCCAATTCCTGAGAAACAGGAAGTACCAGAAAGTGAGGAATCGAAACCCACTCCTGAACAAGCTCCTGAAAATACTGAGACTGAAGAAGAAACTACAACAGAATTAGAGACACCAGAACTCCACCGAGTAAAAGTAAGTGGTCAAGAGTTAGAGGTGAGCCTCGATGAGCTGAAAGCAGGATATTCTAGAGACTCGGATTACAGACAAAAAACTCACACTTTAGGTATGGAAAAGAGAGATCTTGAAAACCAAAAGAGTAGTTTGAGTCAAAGTTACGATACTCGTTTATCAGAACTAAACGATTTAATTTCGACAGCAGATCAATATGTGAAACAGAAACAAGGTGGACAAGACCTTGCTAAACTTTATCAAGAAGATCCCTCAGAAGCTTCTAGACTTGACTTTGAATTAAGACAAGAAAGTAGCAGAATAGAAGGATTAAAAAATAAAGCTAGACAGGTTCAATCTCAACAGTATGAATCTTATCTTAATACACAAAAGGAACTTGCTGCAACAAAAATACCAGAGTTTAGCGATCCAAATAAAATTGATACCTTTAAACTTAGTATGCGTAATTCATTACGTGATTACGGTTTTAATGATCAAGAAATTGGTAGTCTTGCAGACCATAGGTTTTTAATGGTAGCAAAAGATGCTATGAGCTTTAAAACTCAAACAGACAAAAGACCTATTGTATCTAAGAAGATAGCAAATGCTCCAAGGGTTTTAAAAGCTGGTGTTGCAAAATCGAATAGTAGTTCAGGTAGAGAGAGCGTAAGAAATAAAATCAATACGCTAAGAAAGTCTGGTCATATAAAAGATGCCCAGTCTGCCATAGCCGATATGATTAATCTTAAATCTCAACAAAGGAAATAATACAATGGCACAACCAACTAATACGTTCGATACGTATGATTCAGTAGGTGAAAGAGAAGATCTTTCAGACGTTATTTATTCAATAGCACCTACAGATACTCCATTTTTAAGCTCAGCAGCTAAAACTAAAGCAACTGCTGTTCTTCACGAATGGCAAACAGACGCACTTGCAGCAGCAGCATCTAACAATGCAGTTATTGAAGGTGATGAAGCAGGTTTAGACGCTTCAGTAGCAACAGTTAGACTTTCTAACAGTTCGCAAATTATGGATAAAACTGTAGTTATTACTGGAACTCAAGAGTCTGTTGATAAAGCAGGTAGAGCATCAGAAGTTGCATACCAAATCGCTAAGAGAGCTAAAGAGCTTAAAAGAGATATGGAAGCATGTATCACTGGCAATATTGCCGAAGTAGGTGGAAATGCAACAACTGCAAGAAAAATGGGAACTCTTGGAGCTTGGACTATCACTAATGATAACAAAGCTTCAGATGGTACAACAGGAGCTGGTATTGGAAACACTGCTAGAACTGATGGAACACAAAGAGCATTCACAGAAGCACAATTAAAAGATGTCATCAAATCAGTATGGAATGCTGGTGGAGATCCATCTATGGTTATGTGTGGCCCTTTCAATAAGCAGAAATTATCAGGATTTACTGGTAACTCTACTAGATTTGATGCAGGTGCAGATGCTACTTTATATACATCAGTTGACGTATACGCATCTGACTTTGGTCAATTGCAAGTAGTACCTAATAGATTCTCTAGAGATAGAGACGCTTATGTACTAGACATGGAATATTGGGGCATTGCGTTCCTAAGAGACTTCTCTATGCATGAACTTGCTAAGACTGGTGATTCAGAAAAAAGACAGCTTTTAGTAGAAGCTACTCTTGAATCAAGAAATGAAGGTGCAAGTGGCTTAGTAGCCGACTTAACTACTTCATAATAAATTACGTATATAGGGGAGTAACCTTAATACTACTCCCCTAGTACTTTTAAAAACATTGAAGATCAGAGATAGGTTATGATCGGAACAATAGGATAATACAATGAGAACATTAAACGATTACTTTATAACATCAGCAATACCTGACGTATCATCAGCATCTTCAACATTTGTTACTGTACCAGACGCTGGTAGAATAATTAAAATTTTTGCACAAAACAAAGCAACTACTACAGGAACAGCAGCTATTACTTTTGAAATAGATACTGTAGCTTGTACAAGTGCAGCTATTAGTCATGTAGCTGCAAGTTCTGCATTAAAAAAATACACAGTAGAACCAACAGCTTTAAATGAAGTATTAGAAGGATCAATACTTGAAGTAATTACTAATGGTGGTTCTTCAAATGCATCTAAAATGGAAATCACTTACGTTATAAGAAGATAGTTAATTATGGGGATGGCAACATCCCCTAACAAAAGGAATAAATATGAATTACGGATTAAGACATGGAATTGTACAGAAATTAGTTTCAGCAGCTTCAAGTTCTTTAGGTGCAGCATTCACAGATGGAACAGAATATATTAGAGTAGTTAGCACTATTGCTTGTCATATACATATAGCAGTAGCACCTACAGCAGCAGTAGCCACAACATATCTACCTGCAAATGAAGTTGAAATTATTAAAGTATCAGCTGGAGAAAAAATAGCTGTGTTAAGAATTGGATCATCAGACGGACAATTATACGTTACAGAACTAACTGAATAATTTATGGCTAAGATAAGATCAGTTGAATACGATGCAGGAGTAAAGACTAAATACATTCAAGAGTCTGATGGTAAATTAACTATCAATAATTCTCAAGATGTAAATCCTTTGTTAAAGAGAAACAAGGAACTTTACAACCATGATAGTGGATATATATCTGGTGCTAAAGAAATGAAAAGAGTTGCTAGTATTCCTCCTTTAATTCTTGCTATATGGACTAAAGAATATAATGGAACTAACAACTGGTTTCAATTACCAAAACAAATTCAAAGAAAGATAATGAAAACTAAACTTAATAGTAATGAGTTTAGATATTTTAGAACAGCTGAGGGAAATTTATAATGGCGTTAACAACATATGCAGGATTAAAAGCATCTATAGCAGACTGGTTAAATAGATCTGATCTTACTAATCAAATAGATGATTTTATTGGGTTAGCTGAAGCTGACTTCAATGCTAAATTAAGAATAAGACAGATGGAACAGATTGATACTATTACAATAAACGCAGAAGCTGTAGCAGTACCAACAGGTTTTATTGGAGTTAGATCTCTTTACATACAGTTATCAAGTACTAAATTTGCATTAAAATATGTAACACCTAGTACAATGTTTGATATTAGAGCAGGATCTACAACATCTAGACCTAAAACATATACAATTCAAAGTGATAACGCTGCAGAAACATTAAGATTTGGGCCTTCACCTGATACAAGTTATACTGGTTATTTATCTTATTATAAAAGATTTGTAGCATTAAGTGATTCAGCAACTTCAAATTATATTTTAAACAGTCATCCTTCTATATATTTATATGGTTCTTTATATCATGCAGCAAACTTCTTAGGTGGTATAGATCCTAATCAAGTTCAGCAATGGTTACAAATGTATGTAGCAGCTTTAGAAAGATGTGAAAATAATGACAAACAAGATTCATATGGTGGAGCACCAGTTCAACAAAGATCAGATATACAAACTGACTTATCATTTTACAGGAGCAGATAATGATTGATAAAAAAGAAAAAAAAAAATTAAAAAAAGCATCAGCACATCACTCTAAGAAACACATGAGTATGATGGTTTCAGATATGAAATCTGGAGTTAGTTTTACTAAGGCTCATAAAAAGGCTATTAAAAAAGTAGGTAAATAGTGCAAGTACCTTTTGGAGAATGGTTACCTGATCAACCAGCTCATGGTATGAAAGGTGCTAATGTAGCAACTAATGTTTATCACGCTTTAGGTTCTTATAAAAGATTTCCTTCATTAGTTTCATATTCTGGTACATCAACAACTATTAAAGATGCTCATGGAGCAGGATCATTTAGAGATAATTCTAACGCTGTCTTTAATTTTGTAGCTACTGAAGATACTTTGTATTCACTAACAGCAGGATCTTTTTCTGATTTAGGTGCAAATGGATTGTTATTAGCTAACGCTAAAGCTTCATGTACAATTACAGTTTCAGACTATGCAAATATAGGTGCTGGTAAAACAGTTACTTTATCAAAAAATAATGGGTCAGTTATTGTATTTACTTCAACAGCATCTACAGCATCTGGACTTTTATTTAAAGTAGAAACAAATAATAATACAACAGCAGCAAATTTAAAAACTACTATCAATGCCCACGTTGATTTTACAGCAACAGTTTCAGGTGCAGTAGTAACAGTCATAAGAGCTGCTATTGGAAGAAATAGTTTAATTAATGTATCATCAGATACTGCAAGATTAACAACAACTAATTTTGTAGGTGGAACTCCCTTAAGTGGAGATGGAGCAGACTTTGTTACATTTACACAATTTGGTGAACACATCATTGCTAGTAATGGAGTAGACCCAGCTCAATTTTTTTTAATGGGAACATCAAGTGTATTCGCTAATTTATCTGGAATACAAACAGCAGGAACTTGTCCTTTGTTTAGAGTTTCAGGTGTCATAAGAGATTTTTTAGTAACAGGTAATATTTCTGGAGCTACTAATAGAATACAATGGTCAGGTATTAATGACATTACTACATGGACTGGCAAACAATCAGACTTCCAAGATCTTCCAGGATCAGGTGGTCAAATAGTTGCAATTACTTCTGGTGAAGTAGGTTATGTATTTAGACAAAATCAAATAGTTCGTATGGATTATGTTGGTGGTGCAACTGTATTTAGGTTGTCAGTAATTTCTCCTAACAGAGGTGCAGTATATGGAAAAACAGTATGTCAAGATAATAGACGTGTATTCTTTCATGCTGATGATGGTTTTTATGAAATACAAGGTGATAGTGTAGTAGGTATTGGTGTAGAAAAAGTAAACAGATTTTTTGAAGCTGATTTAAACAAAGCATATTCAGATAGAATAGTAGCAGCTACTGATCCTTTTAATACATTAGCTATGTGGTTATATCCTTCTGTAAATGATGAAAATAATATTACAGGTATATGTGATCGTATGATTGTATATAATTATACTACTCAAAAATGGTCTTTAGTAAAAGTAAATGCTAGTCAAATATTTTCTCAATTTGTAGGAGCTTATACTGTAGAGTTAATGGATATTATATCTCAAAATTTAGATACTATTAATGCTGCATTAGATACAGACTTTTGGGAAGGTGGACAAATGTTTTTAGGTGGAATAGACAATCAATTTAAAGCTGCAATTTTTTCTGGTAATTCTAATGAATGTGAAATAGAAACAGCAGAGTTAGAAGGTTTTAAAGGAGCTAGAACTAACATTCAAGGAGTTAGACCAATTGTAGATGCAACTGCTACAGTAACTGTAAAAACTAGAGAAAGATTAGCAGACAAAGAAGTAGAATCTACTTCATCTTCTATGGTAACAAGTGGTATCAATCCAGTTAGACAATCAGGTAGATACATAAGAGCTAATGTAAAAATAGCTTCAGGCACAACATTTAATCATGCACAAGGCGTAGACATTGTTGCATCAAAAGCAGGATATAGATAATGAGTGATACAACAGATATAGATAACGTAAGATATTCAATGGAGACACAAGAATTTTTTCAAAGACAAATTGAAGAAGCAATTAATACATTAGTTAACAAAAATAACA